GACGGAGTTATACGTCAGGTTGCGGCTGCGGAAAACGTATTCAGCAAATTCGGCCAGGGAGATGTCGACGAGCTCCGGCGCAATGGGCTGGCTCTTCATCGCATCGAGTACGTCGGCCAGCAGCTTTTCGCCGGCGGCTTTGGCCGCCTTCTTGGTGGCCAGGCCCTGGCGTGATTTCTGCTTCCATCGGCCCGCCTGGTCTTTGTACGACAAGATGACCTGCCAGCCGCGGTCTTTTTCGCGGTACGAAAAATGATAGGTTAAATCAGTCATAAAAATAACCTCCTTTGCGTAAAGGGAGGCTGATGTGATATACTGATAGCGTAAATCAGCCCCGTAGTCGTGTGTGTAGATTTACAGCGCCGTAGCTGTTCCAGCACCTGCGGCATATCCTGGTATCGTGTTCCAGCACGGTACCAGGATTTTTTATTAAACGAAAAATACAATAAATGAATTAAATATACAATATTTGGTGATGGCCAAGCACTTTTTTGTGCTGTTTATTCTTCAGATTGAATATTACGATGCTGAAGCTATGCGACTATTTACGCAGGCAGATGCTTCATCTTCATGCTTTCGCGATACTGATCTGCACTTGGAATTTCAGTGAATTCAACGGTGCCATCGTAATTTTCTTTCACTACTTTTTCGATTTGTTTCAGTGGAACTTTAAAGAATTCGCGACGGGTATTTACCATATTCAGCTTTTTATCTTCAAATGCATGATGAAGCGCGGCTTCAAGCTTCGGTGCATCGTCGCTGAATATCATGGCATGAACATCAAAATTAAAAGGAACAGACGCATCCCCTAATTCATAGACACGTTCCATCGGATCTAAACGGCGAGTCATGCCAATCTTATAAATGTCCTTGCCGAAGGAGCCGATATTTGAAATGATGTAGACATAACCGGCTTTTTGATTTGATTCTCGATAGTCAATGTCTACCATATTTTTATTTACGTCAGATAGGTGTTCCTGCAACTCGGTGATTTTTTCCTGGAGAGCCGCTTTTTCTTCCGCATCTACAGTAACTTTTAACTGCTCTTGAGCCGTTTCCAACGCGTTCGAGTAATGGGCCTTTTCTTTGGCAATCTTCTTTTTTGCTTCCGCAATTTCTTTCTTCAGCTTGGCTTCTTCTCGAGCTTGTTCTCGGAGCTCTCTCTGATGCTCTTTTTCTTCCTGTTTCTTCAGTTGGTATTCGAGGGCTAAGTGCAGCTCATCGATCTTACAATTATAATATTCTGGGTTAATGGATATATTCATGACGCGGCCAAGCTTGGTAATAGCTGTGTATGAGTTCGTGATTCTTTTTTTGCAAGAGTCGAAATTATTATATTTTACTTTCCCCGTTACATGCTCACATTCGCTGTTGAAAGCACGTAATAATAATTTTTGTGTATCTCGGACCATTTTCTTGCCTTCGGACTTGCTCCCGTTTACCGTCCAGTCAAGATTTCCGGTGGCCGCGGTTTTATTCTTTATCATTTCCTTTTGGTGGTCTCTGATTTCGTCTAATTTAAATTTATAGTTTTCCGAGTGGGCGAAATCATAAATCGGATGATAAAGAGCGAAATCTTGCATGAGCGCCTCTTCATCCATTTCGACTAGCTGGTTAGAAAGCTCTTCTTTTTTATGCTGAAGAGTTTGAATTTCAGTGTTTAGTTGGTCAGCAATCGCTTGTGCATCCTGGGTGGCTTTTTTCACGATTGCATCAATGATGTCTTTTTTATTTTTTATCTTTTCAGCCAACCCATCTAATTTCCGTTGAGAATCTTCCAGCTTTTGAGATGCTTGAGCATTGGCATCTTTAATGATTTTATCAATTTCTGATTCCTTATTGACTATTTTTTTATCAAGCTCAACAATTTCAGCTTTTTTGCTTTCAACAAGTTCGTCGGCTTCTGTGGTAGCTTCAGAAATAATCTGCGCTTTCAATAATTCTTTGTTTGTAATATCTTCATTTAACTTTGCGAGTTTAGCTTCGGCATCACCGAACATATACTCATGCTTTTGAATGAAGCTGTCTAATTTCTCTTGTAACTGGCGATTTGTCTTTTTATTCTTTTTGCTTTTATATAGAAGCAGTGGAATAGCCAGCATGGCCGCAAAAGGAAAACATGAGCCAATAGCTATTACCAAACAAATTGTTACACTCTTTAAATACCAACTTTCTTTTACGGATGTATCCATAAATATCCTCCTCTCGGTAATCTACCATGACCGGCGGCTTTCAATGACTTTGCCTAAAATTCGCACTGGCAGCTCTTCTATTTGCTGGTTGGAGTAGAAGTGGGGTTCATATACATCCGGATTGAAGCCGTAAAGCATGATGCCGCCGTTAACTTTTTTAACCTGCTTAATGGTGGCTTCGTCTCCGTTGACCAGGACAATTGCAATGTCTCCTGTTTCCACATCTTCCTGTTTTTTTACAATAACTACATCACCTTCCTCTAATTTTGGTAACATAGAATCCCCCTTGACTTGCAGTGCAAAAAATTTGCCTGTTGCAGCAAGCTCCGGGGTGATTTCTTCGTAGTCAAGTATCTCTTCCACGGCTTCGATGGGTATGCCGGCCACGACGCGCCCCAGGACCGGGATGCGGACGCCGCGGCCCAATTTCTGGGCAGATAATTTGGCCGGTGAATTCCCTAGCAGATAGTCAATAGATACGCCAAAATAAGCGGACATCTTCTTGAGCACTTCTGTGCTTGGTTCTGCACGCCCATTTTCATATTTAGAGATGGCTGCTTTTTGTATATCGAGCACTTTCCCTAATTCTTCCTGTGTGATATGTTTTTGTTTTCGTAATTCCTTGACTCTGTTCATCAATTTATCACCTGACCTTTATATAAAGTATCCGAAAACGATTCTATATAAATTATAATGTTTCCATTAAAGATACTCAATAAGAGTTTCCTAATTGGAAATTTTATTTTTTATATATCTTGACAAGATACAAAATAACTCGTATACTTTAAGTATCCCAAGAGGAAACATTCAATAGGAGGTGAGAAGATGTTTGAAAGACTTAGAGCGTTAAGAAAAGAAAAAGGTCTGACATGTGAAGATATGGCCGAAGTTCTTGGTCTCGAAACGAAGAGCGCTTATAGTAAGAAAGAGAACGGGAGTACAAAATTCTCTCTTGATGACGCTAAGAAAGTTTCATCTGTCTTAAACAAGAGCATCGAAGATATTTTTTTTGCTGATGAAGTATCTTTAAAAGATACAAAAAATTAGAGCTCAAGGAGGCGCGAGCATGACGAACAAAGAAAAGCTGGCCATTGTATTGCAATTAGTGAATGGGCTAAAAGCGAACGAATGGCGACGCATCAAAGCCATTATTGACCGTCAATATGAAGAAAAGGCCACCAAGCTGGCACTTGATGACCTTTCCTGCGAATCAATAAAAAGATGGTTTGATATGGAATTTAACCGGTAACAACTTGAATAAAGCTGGGGTGAATACGGTAGTTTTTCCCATTGTATTGAATGTTGAGATAATCGTATTCGAAAAGCTTATCGCCTTCATTCTTCCACCAAGTATTTACCGGCTTTCCATCATCAACCGTAGCGTTTGAAGCACTCAAGTTGACCCAAGTACCACATAAGCAAGCATAAATTGATTTCATGATTTTCACCTCCTTCCGTACTCATCATAGCATGGTTCAACGGAGGGGGAAAGGAATAAAGGAGGGAATAAACATGAATGAACTCGTAACCATTTATAACCATCAATTAGTTACGGACAGCCGAAAAGTGGTCGCACACTTCAATAAGCGTCACGACCACGTAATCCGGCATATTGAAGCCGTTTTAAGGGGTATTCCACAAAATGGGAACACCCCCACCATGTACAAGAAAGTATCATACGTGCATGAGCAAAATGGACAGACATATTCATACTATCTCATGAACCGCGACGGATTTAGCCTTCTGGTCATGGGATTCACGGGAGCGAAAGCCCTGGAATGGAAACTGAAATTCCTCGAAGCTTTCAATGCTATGGAAAAGGCCATCAAGACGCCGCAGATTACGCCGAACCCGCATTACCGGACGCGGATGATCAAGACAGCGGTAAAGGATACGGCCGACACGGCAGCCATGATCGCCGATACCTTCGGAGTCAAGAAACCGATGGCCATGACCGCAGCCATGCAGATGGTCGGGAAAGCCTATGGCGTCGATATGACACCACTGAAACAGTTCATCCCGTCAGAAAGCAATCCGTCGACGCTGACACCGACGATGATTGCCAGGGAATTGGGCATCCTGAACAGCAAGGGGAACCCAAGTCCGCAGCGGGTCAACGCCATGCTGAAGGATAAAGGCCTGCAAGAAAAAGTTGGCAATGATTGGGCGCCTACCGAAGCCGGAAAGCCATACTGCGAACGCATCCCGTATACCCACGGAAACGGGCACAGCGGCTATCAGCTTCTCTGGGGCCATCACATCCTCGAACTGCTGAAAGATGGCGATCAGGAAGCGGGGCACTAAAAGGAGGCGGCATGGATGATCATGAAAAAAATACTCTCCTGGTTAAGAAACAAGAGAGTATCAAATGAACCGGCAGGGATTCAGTATTTTATTCGAACAGAAGAAACCTATACATCCCGTGAGGATGCAGAACTGGCCATGGCCATGTTAAGGGAAGGAAAAATTCCATTAAAGAAATTTAAAATAGTTGAGCAATGGAATGTAAAAGCTGTGGAAGAACTGTCGGGAAAAAATCAGGATACATTATCTTTAAAGCCGAAACGCTAGCCCCGGCGATCCACCATATCAACTGGCATAGTTTGGTGATAACAAAATCAGGGCTAGTCCCTAAATAGGTCAACATCTTTTTAGGAAGGAAGAGAACGAATTGGATCCAATAAAGTGGATTAAATGTTTCCCAAAAGTTTGCCTTAAACACGCCACGAGCTTCGGAGATTTTGTACAGCGTAATTTTTACAATATCCGATTCATTTGAAGGAAACTGTTCAAAAACATTACATTTTCCGCTGGCAATTATCCCAAACCCCATTGGTTGGGTGCGATTAACGTAAGCATCTGCTACGTTGGCTGTTTTCATTAATTTTTTTAACAGCTGTCGTTTTTCAGCCAGATGTGCAAAGTCAGTATAATCTTTTAACCATAGATAATATTGATTTTCAAGGCGATTGAGACGACACCAGTTAACGGCATTTACGACAAGCTTGTAAGCAGGAATTATTAAAAGGTAATACCAATCCACTAAAAACACCTCCCTTCTGGATTCATTATAGCATGACGGGGAATAGAAAATGTAGATGTGATTGAAAGGAGGGTTCCCTATGAAGCCGGTTATTTCGATCACTGAATTGATGGAACGCTGGGGGCTTTGCCGTACCGCCGTCACCAAAATGGAGCAGGACGGCTTGCTGAAGCGGCTCAAGCTCCCTGGGGTCAAGTACAGCATGAAAAATATCCTTGAACTCGAAGGCATAGACTCATCTGATTGGACGCACAGCCCCTTTGAATGGCGGCGGCTCCAAGATGAGCTGGCACGTACCCAGAAAGAGCTGGAACGGTGCCGGACCTTCATTAGCCGATTGTCGGCTGATATGAGCCAGTTTGAATACGAAGAAAGGAGAAAGTCGAATGAAGACCATGAAGATTTACGAACATGGGTTGACCAGGCCAAAACGTAAACCGCGCTTCCGGACGATTCGGACGGGACTGGCCATCGCCCTGGCCTTCGGCGTCGGGCTGTACCTTGGCAGCACAACCCCCTGGTCCCAGGCCGAAACCATTGCCAACGATCCAGCTATCATCCACGTCGTCGACAAAGATGAAACGCTGTGGGAAATCGCTGGCCCTGTAGCCGACAAGACCGGCCAGGATATCCGGGAGGTCATCTACCAGATTCAGGTCAACAACGGACTGGGACCAAACCCGACATTAAAGCCAGGCCAGCGCCTGGTCATCAGATACTGAAAAAAGGCCGCTGCCTGAGCTACCAGACAACGGCCACATACAAAAAAAACATTTACCATTATTATACCCGAAAAAGGAGAGAAAAACCATGGCTTATCGTAACTGTGATTTAATACTGTCGGTCCGGGAGGCCGAAAAGGACCATGATAAATGGCTCAAGACCCGCGACATGGGTATCGGGGGCAGTGATGCCGCCATCATCCTGGGATACAGCTCATATAAATCTCCGTATCAGCTTTGGATGGAAAAGACCGGGCAGGCCGTTCCACCGGATCTGTCGGGCAACCAGTACATCTACTGGGGCCATAAGAATGAACCGAATATCGCCGACTGGTTCCAGGAAGAAACCGGAAAGAAGGTCCGGAAACTGGGGACGCTGCAGAACCGCAGCTTTCCCTTCATGCTGGCCAATGTAGACCGGGAAGTCATCGGGGAAAATGCCGGTCTAGAAATCAAGACTGCCGGCGTCAGCCAATACAAGAAATGGCAGGGCGACGAAATCCCGGATGCCTACTACTGCCAATGCCTTCACTATATGGCCGTGACCGGTGCCGACCGCTGGTATATCGCGGTCCTCATCGGTGGGAACGACCCCACCTATAAGGTGGTTGAACGGAACGAGCAGGATATACAGGCACTGATTTCCGCAGAACGGGAATTCTGGGGCCTCGTGCAGACACACACAGCCCCGCAGATTGATGGGAGCGTGTCCTGCGCCCAGGCACTGGCTGACCGCTATCATGGGGAAGATAGATCCATCGTCCTGCCGGATGATGCGGCACAGATCATCGACGACCTGCGCGGAGATAAGGAAATCCTGGAGCAGCTGAAAGCACAGATAACGCTTCGCGAAAACCAGTTGAAGGACATGCTGGGGGAAGCGGAAGTTGGGACGGTCGGCGATTACCGGGTCACCTGGAAGACAACGAATCCCAGGGAAACCTGCTCCCTTTCCAAGCTCAAAAAAGCGGCGCCGGACATCTACCAGACGCTGCGTGACAAAGGCTTCATTTCTATTGGCAAGGCAAGCCGACGCTTTGCCATCAAATAAAAGGAGGAATCATTCATGAACACCAAAGGTGGACTTACGAAGAAGACGGCACAGGTACAGCAGATGCAGCAGAAAGACACGAGCCTTAAAGGGCTCATCAAGGCTATGGAACCGCAAATCAAAAAGGCCCTGCCGTCGGTATTGACGCCGGAACGCTTTACGAGGATGGTCTTCACGGCCCTCTCGACGAACCCGCAGTTACAGCAGTGCACGCCCGCCAGCTTCCTGGGGGCCATGATGCAGGCCGCCCAGCTCGGGGTAGAACCGAACACTCCCATCGGCCAGGCCTATCTGATTCCCTACCGGAACAAAGGGAAACTCGAATGTCAGTTCCAGCTCGGGTATAAAGGGCTGATTGACCTGGCATATCGGAGCGGCGACATCAAGGACATCCAGGCGCACGAAGTATATGAAAATGACCTGTTTGAATACGAATACGGGCTGGACCCGAAACTCCGCCATGTTCCGGCCATTAAGGACCGCGGCGAAGTCATCATGTACTATGCCGTATTCCACATGACCAACGGCGGGTATGGTTTCGAGGTGATGAGCAAAGAAGACATCACCCAGCATGCCAAGAAGACAAGCCAGTCTTTCAGCTCTTCCTATTCACCCTGGAGTAAGTATTTCGACGAAATGGCCAAAAAGACGGTCATCAAGAAAGTATTGAAATACGCACCGGTCAAGACGGAATTCGTCCGGGCCATCGCCGCAGATGAAACCATCAAATCTACCCTCTCGGAACACATGGTCGATGAAGAAGACGAAACCGTCACCATCGATACGGAAGCTATGCCGGCCGATGAAACCGTACCTGACGGCGTAGATCCGAAAACGGGAGAAATCAAAAAACAGACAGCCCAGGAAAAACAGGACGATGCCATCCTTGAAGCATCGCTCGATATGTAAAAGAACGATGGGCCAGCGGCTTTACCCGTTGGCCCGCATATGAGGTAACTATGAGCACAGAAAATAAACGTTTCTATTGGATTAAGTTACGAGAAAACTTCTTCCAGCAGGAAACCATAGACTGGCTAATGGAACAAGAAAACGGAAGTGCCTACATCGTTCTATATCTTAAAATGTGCTTGATGACGGCAAATACCGCCGGAGAACTCATCAGAACCATTGGAGATATGACGATCCCTTACGAGCCGAAAAAAATTTCCCAGAAAACAGGCTTTGACATTGACACGGTGAACGTCGCATTATCCCTTTTCAAGCATTTAGGACTTATCGAAGAAACACAGGAAGGAATACCCGTCATGCCAGAAGTCAAGAATATGGTTGGCAGCGAATCAGAATCAGCTGCACGAGTCCGCAAGTATCGCAAGAAGAAAAAGGCGTTACAAAGTAACACCGATGTAACGAATAAGGCGTTACAAAGTAACGTAGAGATTAGAGATAAGAGTAAAGAGAATAGAGAGGAGAAAGTAGAAAGTAGGAAGAAAGAAACGGGAACATCCGACGACGGCTTGAAAGACGTCATCACTGCTTACAGAAAAAACATCTACCCCATGCCTGGGGAGATGGATCTAGAAAAGCTCAAAGCACTGGTCGACGATTTTGGCAGCGACACCGTCATAAAGGCCATTGATAGGGCTGTCACCCGTAATAAAAGAAGCCTGGCATATATCCACGGCATTCTGAAAAGCTGGCAGGCTGGAGGCTATGACGATGAAAACACGAAGGCACAGCCTCTTAGGAATAGCAAGAAAGCCGCAATTGATACCGTGAACCGCCTGATGGCGGAATACCAAGCCAAGGAAGGAGAGGAGAAAGATGACAACGGAAGTATCGACCCTGCGAGCGATTGGTCTTTTGCAACTGGCGTACAAAAATGATCTCCCGGAGGAACGGCTGCGTTTCTACGTAGAGATGTTAAAAGACATCCCGACGCCGGCTTTGTCGGCCGGGGTCAAATACTGCATCAACCACTGCGATTTCTTGCCCACCATCGCCGAAATCCGGAGAGCCTCGGAAAAGGCGGCTACCCTGGCGATGGGCACGAAGCCCATTGATAGCGCCACCGCCTGGGGCAAGGTCCAGAAGGCCATTGCCTCGGTAGGCTATACCGGCGTCCCGGAATTCGACGACCCGGTGACGCAGCGCGTCGTCGACCGGTTCGGCTGGAAAGAAATCTGCCAGACACCGGTGGCTGACACGGCGATCCTGCGGGCCCAGTTTCGCAAGGCCTACGAATCAGAAGCGTCACACGTGGTAGAAGTAAAAGAATTCGCCGCTTCCGGCGTCCCGGTCAATCAGAAGTATCTGGCCGATGCCGGTCTGGCCGGCGTGAAAGAATTGACCAGCGAAGTAGCCGCCCGGCTGAAGATGCCGGAATGATGGCAGAAAAGGAGAGAGAAAGATGGAAATTAAAATCGACATGAATGGTAGTAACGTCGAGCTGGCGACGTTTTTATATAGCCTTACGATAAATCATAGCCAGAAGGAACAATCGGCCGTTAAAACGGCAAATACGAAGAAAAAAGGGCGCCCCAAGAAAGCGGTGAAAGCGGACCCGGAACCAGCCCCGACGGATGACATCCTGGATGATCCGGAAATGGCCGATATCGGAGCACACATTTTCGGGGAGGATGGTCAGAATGAATGATATTTCACGGGCCATGGAAAAGAAACGGGCCGAAAAAGCCAAGCACCGCTATGAAGTCGGTGCCGAAAGCGGGGCGGACTGGGGGCTGACCCTCATCTATCAGGCCCTGCATGACAAGTACGGCTTTGGCCGCAACCGGTTCGCCAAACTCAACGCCGCCTGGGAGCACCTGGACTCGAAAGAACACGGGTTCTCCATCCGCTGGCGGGATGAGCTGTGCGACCATTTCGGGTTCGACCGCTTTCTCAATGAGCGTGACGCTCAGCGCCTGGAACGGCTCATCACAGGCAAGACGAAGGACTGGCGCCTGCGGAAATACGTGACGGACCACGTGGCCGCCTCGGTCATCGTGACGCTGCACTCATTACGCCACGACTTCAAGTGGGGCGCGAAGCGCTTGCAGGATCTACAGCAGTACATCCACGACAACATCGACGCCGTCCTAAAGAGCAAGGTCCCTATCTGGGAATTCATGAAATGCCTGCACGTTGAATGCGGGATTGATTACCCGGCCCTTACGGCCTATGAAAAACAGTTCGGACCGGTCGACATTTACCGCGGGAACCGCGGAGAAAGGTAGAAGAAGATGATAGAAAGAGATATATATTTCGACGCCAACGGGCGGCCATATTTTCCCACGAGCTTCGACATCAAGAAGGCGGAACGCGTCATGGGAAATTACATGCGGTGCTTCAATAATTCCTGTTTTACATTCGCTGAAATCGCTGCGCTGCTGATCCTTCAAGGCACAGGATACGACGGCGGCACGTCGTCTAATCATCTGTGCTTTGTGCTGGGCGTAGACGGCAGCGACCGGGCTACGCTCAAAAGGTGGAAAGCGAGGGTAAAGCCATGAAGTTCGGAAAATTTAAACCATGGAACGAATGGGCGGAAGCCTCTGAATTCCACTTTGGGAATGGCTACGGGGGCATAGTCATCCGCGGCCCGCAAGGGCTGTATGAACTGGAAGTAATCAAACGAAACCGTCTTTACCCTAGTTACTGGGATATCACGTTTGATACGCCGATTACAAGCGACGTCCTGGTCCTGGAGAACCTGGAAGTTGACGACGTCGTGAAGGCCCTGGAAGACATCAGCTGCCTGGCCGATGACTAAGATTTATTGCATAAAAGTTTTGTAGATCATGACGGAAACGTTGTGTTCGTAGATTAAGGAGGTGATCCGATTGATTGACATGAGCATGGAACGCGTCCGGGCCGTGATTGATAAAGCCTGCCAGGACGGGAAGAGCTACGCCACGATTGAAAAAAGTGGGGATGCTGCCGTGGACGATGCTGTCGCACAGACCATCGACAGTATGGGCTATAAGGTAGCCATCAACCCGCAGGAAATTCTTATCAGCTGGTTTTAGGAATGGAGGAATGTAAATTGAACAAAGTACAGCTTATGGGCAACCTGGCCCGCGACCCGAAAGTCAGCGTGACCCGGACCGGCAAGACCCTCGTCCGGATGACAGTGGCCTGTTCAGAAACCTACAAGGGGAGGGACGGACAGGCGAAAGAAATGACGTCGTTCGTGCCGGTGACCTGCTGGCCGCCGTCGTCGGATCTGGCGCAGAACTTCTTGAAAGGCGACCGGGTTTTCGTCCTGGGGCGGTTCACAACGAACTCGTACGAAAAGGACGGCACTAAACACTATTACAGTGAAGTCACGGCGGACTACGTCGGGACCATACCGAAAGCCGCGAAAGCCGCCGCGCCGGGCGAATCCTTTGAGGACATGGGGAATGCTGTGGACGACGAAGAGATTCCGTTCTAGGAGGCGCCTATGGTTTATAAATTCACGATTGACGGGCGCCCCGTCACGAAGAAGAACAGCATGCAGAAGACGCGCCGCGGCCTCATCCAGTCGAAGCAGTACCGGCAGTATGAGGAAGCCGCCATCTGGCAGCTCCTGAAACAGAAGCCGCGCGGCTTCCGTGCAATTGATTGTGCGGCCCGGATGAACGTCGAATATTATATGACGAACCGCAGGGGCTGGCCCGATTTATTTGGGCTGGTCCAGGCGACGGCCGATATTTTAGAGAAAGCCGGCATCGTAGAGAACGATGGCTATATTGCCGATGTGGCCTACAGCTGCATCGCAGGCATCGACCCGGTATGGCCGCGCGCCGAAATCAAAGTCATCCCCATGCCGGACGACAAACTCAACGAGCTACATCCCAAGCTTAGAAAAAAGTCAAAAAATGATTGATGACAATAAGGTATTGGAGGAACCAGAAATGAATAAAACCGATATGATTACCGCTGTTGCAGGAAAAGCCTGCATGACTAAGAAAAATGCTGAAAAAGCAATCAATGCTGTATTCGAAGTTATCAGCGACAGCCTCGCCCAGGGGGATAAAGTCCAGATTATTGGCTTTGGAACTTTTGAAGCCCGCGACCGCAAGGGCCGCGAAGGCCGCAACCCACGCACTAACGAACCGATTCAGATTGAAGCCTCTAAGACCCCGGCTTTCAAAGCGGGAAAACAGCTCAAAGATTTGGTCAACGGGAAATAAGAGGCCGTTATGGGCAGATGCTACTACTGCCACCGGAACCTGGCCGGGCGCCGCATCCACTATGTGGTGACACCGGCTGGGAACCTGGCCCCGGTCTGTGCCGATGACCGGGAATGTAAACCAAAAGGCATCCCATGCTACGGATATAAGCCCAGGCTTCGACGATCGCCAAGGACGCGGGCGTTGAAGCGGAATCAAGGAGGAGAATGAAATGATCGATGACAAGACGGCCAAGATGGCCATAAATACGCTAAAAGCGTATTGCGACGGAAAGAGATGCGCGGATTGCGCCGTATCCAAGACGTGCGACCTGGCAGATGATGCTTTTCAGTATTTTGCTGAATACCCCCTTGTTGGTAAATTTGAAGATTTACAGAAGCCCCTCGAAAAGGCGCCGAAGTTCGACATCAGGCAGAAAGACAGTGCAGATTTTCGGAAGTACATCAATGAAATCTTTTTGCGGGAGGCGGAAAAATACGGGCTCCCGATGAACACGGCCAACTCGATAAAATGGACTGCGCGCGGGACCATCGTAGTCACGTTCGTCGACGATGACGACAAGATGAATTACATTGGCGTGGCGAAATGCCACTCGAACGACGCTTTCAATCCGGAAATAGGCATTAAACTGGCCGTCGAAAGAGCGGCCCAGGCGATGCATGCGCCGTTCGTTCCGGAAGAAAACGAAGCTTATTATTATGCTGATGATGAGAACTGCATATATAGCGCCATCAATCACAGTACAAACACAGATATTTTGAATATCGCAGTCGGTAACTGCTTCAGGAAACGTAAAGAGGCGCATGCCAATAAAGAATCCATCAGGAAACGCATTGAAAGAGCCACAGAACTTTTGAGGAAATGTAGGGATGATAATGCTGAAGATTCTTGAGTTATTTGGTGGAATTGGCAGCCCTCGGGTCGCACTGAGAAACTTAGGGGTTCCGGTTAAATCAATCGACTATGTCGAAATCGATGAAAAGGCTGTCAGGTCATACAATGCGATCTTTCGCGGTGACCTATCGTATAAAACACAAGACGTTAGGGGGTGGAACTTGAAGCCAGATATCTTGATCCACGGAAGCCCTTGCCAGGATTTCAGTATTGCAGGCAGGCAGCGCGGCGCGGATCCGAATAGCGGAACCCGCTCATCTCTCATGTGGGAAACCATTAGCATCGTTAGAAATATGGGACTATGGAAACCCCGAATCATCATATGGGAGAACGTAAAAAACGTAAGGAGCCGCTATATGGTGCATAACCATGAAAAGTACATGTCTGAATTGGACCAAATGGGGTATAAAAGCTCCTATGCTCTGCTGGATGCCCGGGATTTCGGGCTTCCACAAGCCAGGAAACGGGTTTTCACGGTGTCTATTTTGGGCGGCAAAGAATTTGATTTTACCCATCTGAAAAGAAAGCCAATGGCCAATATCAGGGGCTTTCTGGAAAGTGGCCCCGTTGATGATTATTACCGGGTTAAAGCTCCGTCAATGCTTAGGGCAATTGGGAAGACAGGAACTGTCAGAAGGCTTCCTATCATCCAAGATTACTGTTGGACGATTACAGAGCGCCCGGACAGAGCACCGGGATGCGGATGTCTGCCAATAGGAAACGGACATTATAGGTATCTGACCGAGCGTGAATGCTGGAGGCTTCAAGGTTACGGCGATATCGACTTTAATGCGGCCGCTCAGGTTAACAGCCGGAGAACCCTTTACCGTCAAGCAGGCAACAGTATCCCCGTACCGATTTTTGAAAGCCTTTTCACGAAAATGCTATAGGGAGGATTGAGAAAATGACTAATGATGTACAGCATCCGGACCACTACACGATGTGTGAAGTAGATTATTGGGCGCCGATAGCCTCGACGCCGAAGCGATAAGGAGGAACTAATATGACGATTACCATTGCAGGATTTTTTGTACTGGTTGGAATTGCGTTGGCCATTTATTTTATAGGCGGCGAACCGGACGCTCCCATTAAATTACGCGCCATACTTTCCGTGAGCTCTTTGGTGTTGTTCCTGGGGCTTTCCGCAGCAGTTGCCTTTGGGTATCCTCAATACAAAGTGTGGGAGCAGAGCAAGGCCGGTGAAGCAGCGCTTGCGAAAGCGACCCAGGATCGACAGATAAAGGTACAGGAAGCCGAAGCGGAACAGGAAGCCGCCAGCAAGCAAGCCGAGGCCAATAGGATTTTAGGTGAAAGTATCCGTCAGTATCCGGAATCGATGGAACAGAAATGGGTCGAAGCCATTGAAAAAACATCGAACCAGGTTATCTATTTGCCGACCGAAGCCTCCGTGCCAATTACAGAAAGTGCTCGCATGGCTCAAAAAGCCACGGCTGGGAAATAGGAGCGTGATAGGATGACGAAACGAACGGTATGGCTGGGGCTCATCATTTACGCCGTCGTATGCATGGCGGCCTTTGTGACGATGCTCGTCATGATCTTTAAATAGGGCGGTGAGGCTATGAAAAACTGGTACAAACCAGGCCCGGTCAAGGTGACGCGTGTGGAACCGGACCCGCGGCCAAAGAAAACGAAGCCTGCATGGCAGGAATACAACGATGTAATGGATTATCAAGCCCGGAACATCGAGAAAATCCGGCGGCGGTTAGAACACGCACGGAGGAAGTAGCATGGCAGGCGGCATCAAACTGAATAATTGATTCATCGCGGACAGGCCTGGCAGGCCTGTCTGCTGTTCACGTTTATGAAGGAGGTAACCATGTATCACAACGACTATACCGTATTAGTGAAGGAATATCTGAACCGCTATAATGAATTCAAGCAATATGTGGCGAACGTTGAGGCGGAAATTGAAGACTATAAAGAGATGCTGAAGCTTTCAGCCGTCCCTAAAGTCCCCAGCCTGTCGCCTGCTGGCGGTTGTGGCGGCGGAGATAGGACCAGCCCACAGGAACGGGCGTACTTTAAACAGGAGGACTTGGAAAAGCGTCTCGAAGACAGCTATCAGGACCTTCTGGAAGTGCTGCCGAAGGTCCGCAAGCTGGACCGGTCCCTGGATGCGCTGAAAGCGACGAATCCCGTTGACTATCGCATCATCCACGCCCGATATATCGACGGCTCGTCCTGGGAAAGCACGGCCCGTTATGCCGGTGCCAGCGTGACCTACTGCCGAACGGAAGCCAAGAAGGCACTGCGGCGGCTGACCGGGGCCATGTTCGGCGAAGAATCCATCCCGATGCAGATGAGTCTGGTATTCATTGACGGCAGCGAAGCAAAAGGAGACAATCATGAGGGAGATTGTGGATAACTTTTTTTTTGTGTCGTTTTTTGACAGAATCGCGCAGAAAAAAATATATTTGAATACGGAAAAAGTTGGTCGGACGTGGTACGATAATAGCGTGAGAGTTGGGGATGACGCGAGGGGCTCGTGTCACGCACCAGTCCATTAGCTGCCCTTGCGCATCCCACACACTGTCACCAGATACGCGCCTCCTTTCTTTTAAGGTTGCGGTACATGGATAGTCGTGGCGCCACTACCCATGTACTGCTATACGGCGGAGTAGCTCAATGGTAGAGCCAAGGGGCCTCCTATGTTGCTGGTTCGAGCCCAGCCTCCGCCCTCTCCTTTTTGGGACGTATCTATCATAGGGACGTAGCTCAATGGGCAGAGTAGTGGTCTCCAAAACCATTTGTTGAAGGTTCGAGTCCTTCCGTTCCTGCCAGCCATGGAAATGTGGCCAAGTTGGCTAAAGGCAGCTCCCCGCTAAGGAGCCGGACGAGGCGGTCTCGTCCCGATGGTTCGAATCCATCCATTTCCGCCAAAATAAAAAAACTCTCCTTACGTTAGTAAGGAGAGTTTGCTGAACAGGTTGCGACCCTATTCAGGCTTGTTAGTACGAGACTGTGAAATTTCAGTATCTTCCAAATCTTTAATGGGGATAGCCCATGCTTTCAACCCGTAGTTACGAGCGTACAAGATTTTCCCGGTACGTGGATCCTTGCGCCAGGAGCGGAAGATAACATTTGACTTATGTTTTTTGTCCACAGCTGCCACCTCTTTTCGTAAAGAATTGAGGCGGGGCGCCCCGCACGAATATATTATACCATATGTTATAGCTACGAAAAAAGGCCCTAGATATATCTAGGGCCTTTTCCGTGGGACAGGCGGACGATAGAATTAATAATTGTCCTTAGCTAAATGATTCGCGACGTCATTTAGGCATGTTCTGTGAACCAAACATAAGTCAACTATAATATACATCAAATCAAGCAGTTAGTCAAATAATAAAAATGAATAAATATTTCAATGATTGAGCTAAATAAAACGATAATAAACATTAATAAACAGACAAACCATTGTTTATACATGTTTACCGAATAAAAATAAGGCTGGTGGTGATTATGTGAGCGATAAAAAGCGGGATAAAGCGTACAAGGATTACTGCAATGGCATGAAATACAGAGACATTGCGGTAAAATACGGCGTATCTTTATCTACGGTTAAAAGCTGGGCTACACGCCACTGGAAGGTTGCAGCCAAGGATAAAAAGTTGCAACCGCAACCGAAAAAAGTTGCAACCTTGCAACCTAAGAAAAAGTTAAAAGACAAGCTGCTGGAATCGGTCAACGACAATGAAGAACTGACTGAAAAAAGGCGGCTTTTTTGCTTATATTACGCTACCTCACACAATGCACTCCAGTCATATTTGAAAGCATATAAATGTACGAAGAAGGCGGCCCATACAAACGGGGCAAGACTGCTGGCAAATGCTAGCATACAAGATGAGGTGAAACGGCTGCGTCAAATCATGCAGTATCATCTGGACGTCGGCGTTTCCGACTTGGTGCAGTACTGCTTGAAGGTCGTCGGGGCAGACCTGGGCGATTATGTCACCTTTAACGGCTTTAACGTCAAGCTGGCGGATAGTAAAACCGTCGACACGTCCGTTGTGTCCGAGGTCAAGCAGGGGAAAGACGGCATCAGCATCAAAATGGAAGACAAGAAGTGGGCATGGGAGATGCTGGCCAAGTACCTGGGCTTCGATGCCATGGAAGAACTAAAGAAAGAAAAACTCAAGGCCGAGGTAGCCGAATTGCGCATGGATAACGATGAGGAGGATATTACCTTTGAATTCTCACGAGAACCGAAAACGGAAACGAAAAGTTAATATTGCCGATCTGATTGCCCCATCGTTCGATGAGGTCTTTTTTGACGTCGAACAGCACCTGCATACCTTTTATCTGCTGGCCGGGGGCCGTGGCAGTGCCAAGTCATCTTTTGTGGGCGGCATCCGCATCCCGCTGTCGATGATGGAAGACCCGGATATCCATGTCGTCGTCCTCCGTAAAGTCGGTAACACTATCAAGAACAGCGTCCTGCCTCAGATTGTCTGGGGGCTGGAACAGATGGGTATATTAGATAGGTTCCGCATCAAGATGTCGCCGCCGGAAATCACGTACAAGCCGACAGGACAGAAAATCTTATTCTTCGGCCTCGATGATCCGGCAAAAGTCAAATCCATCAAACTGCCCTTTGGCTATGTCGGCATCGTGTGGTTTGAAGAATTGGACCAGTTCAGCGGCATGGAAGAGATTCGTAACGTGCTGCAGTCTCTCCTGCGCGGTGGCCCGTCCTATCAAGTGTTTGGAACGTATAACCCGCCGAAGAGCCGGAACAACTGGGTCAACGAGGAAATCCTTGTGGATGATCCAGACCGGCTGGTCCATCACTCGACCTATTTGACCGTACCGGAAGACTGGCTGGGGTCGCAGTTCCTGGCTGAAGCAGAAAAGCTCAAAGCCAAGAATGAAATGGCCTATCGTCATGAGTACTTGGGCGAAGTCACCGGCACCGGCGGTGCTGTCTTTGAGAACGTCGAAGACATGGCCATGAGTAACGAACTTGTCGGAAATTTTGACAGGTTGTACTATGGCCTGGACTTCGGTTTTGCTGTGGATCCACTGGCCTTTGTGGCGATGTACTACGACGCCAAGCATGAAGATTTGTATATTTTCGATGAGATTTACCAGCAAAAACTGACAAACCGGCAAGCGGCGGCACGGATCGGCGCAAGGTACAATGACTGCCGCATCATTGCCGATTCCTCGGAGCCTAAATCTATCGTCGAAATGCGCGGCCTGGGGCTGAATGTGGCCGGTGCACGTAAAGGGCCGGACAGCGTAGACCATGGTATGAAGTGGCTGCAAAATTTGGCTCATATCTATATCGACAAGCGGCGCTGCCCCAATACGTACCGCGAGTTTATCGGTTATGAGTACGAGCGCAACCGCGAAGGGCAGTTTATCAGTGCGTATCCAGATGTAGATAATCATGCGATTGACGCTGTACGGTATGGTATGGAACCGGTCATGTCGCGGAGACGGATCCGAACTTTGACATATCAAGGGTGGTGAGGTGCTTATGAATTTAGATGCGGCAAAAAAGCTGATAGAAAAATACACGGCTGGACATGCGGAGGTAGTAGAGCACATGGCAATAGCCGAGCGGTATTACCGTGGGGAAAACGACATTTTAAGTCATAAGCCGTCGTATCATCGCACAGTAGACAACGAGGGGCGCCCCTGTTTACCAGACCCGATGCGGCAGGCAGATAATCGTATTCCGCACCCGTTCCATCAGTTATTGGTAAATCAGAAAGCGGCGTATATGTTTACGACAACGCCGCAGTTTGATGTTAAAAATGATGCGGCGAATAAAATTATTGTTGATGCATTGGGCGACGGCTACGGCAAAAAAGCAAAAGATTTATGCGTGGCTGCCAGCAATGCCGGAATTGCCTGGGTGCATTACTGGGAAGCCGACGGGTTTAATTGGGGCGTCGTTCCGGCGGCCGAAGTCATTCCCGTTTGGTCTACAAAGCTGGATCATACGCTGCTGGCTGTGCTGCGGGCGTATAAGCACATCGATGACAATGGCGATACATGGGACGTATATGAGTATTGGAATGAGACGGAATGTCAGGCTTTCCGTAAGCAGGGGGATTTGGATACTTTGATGTATTGGCCATGTTTTGTCGGCGTTGCTGGGGCTAACGAAGGGGGCGATACATATTCCCATTCGTTTGGGCGCGTGCCTTTTATTCCGTTTCAAAACAATAACATCGCCCGCGGAGATCTGCCGCCTGTGAAACGGCTCATCGATACGTATGATAAAACATACAGCGGATTTATGAACGACCTTGAGGATATTCAAGAGGTCCTTTTTGTTTTAACGGGATATGGCGACGAAGATGCAGGAAAGTTTTTGCGGCAGATTAAGCGGTTCAAAATGGTGGCGCTGGACAATGGCGGCGTAGGAGATTCAGCAAGCTTATCGACTCTCACGATTGATATCCCTGTTGAAGCGCGGGAAAAAATGCTTGAAATCACCCGTAAGGCGATTTTTGACTTGGGGCAGGGCATTGACCCGCAGCAACAGGGTCTGGACGCGACAAGCGGCGAGGCAATGAAATTTTTGTATGCGCTGTTAGAGCTTAAAGCGGGGATGATGGAGACGGAGTTTCGATTGGGGTTTAACGAGCTCATACGAGCCATTTTACAGTGTCATCGTTTGGCAGCCAACAACATTATCCAGACTTGGACGCGGACATCTATCCGCAATGATGCCGAATTGGTTGATATGTGCAGTAAGTCCGAGGGGATTATATCCCGCAAGACAATCCTGAAAAATCACCCCTTCGTCGAAAACGTCGAAGACGAGGAAACGGAATTAGATGCAGAAGAACAAAAACGGCAGGAGCAAGCGGATATTTACAATGATGGCGACAGTGGAGGAGGTGAAGACGATGTATAAATGGCTTAAAGCGTATGTAAAAGAATTTGGTAAAGATTTTCCCTTTTCGGCAGTTGCCGACAGAAACGAATATGAAATCTGCCGTATAATCCAGTATTGCGTAGAGCATACTACCGAGTATAGTGATGCGGTAGCGGCCAAGGCATTAGTAGGAACGGAAAAAGTGGGCGAGACTAAAATTTGATAGGAGAGGTGATTAGGATGTCATATGAACCGAAAATATGGAAGACAGGAGATATTATTGAGGCAGAAGCCTTAAATCACATGGAAAACGGTATCGCTGCTGTAGAAAAGCAGCAGGGACCGGCCGGGCCTGCCGGTGCAGACGGGCAGGACGGCGCCGCTGCGGAAATTACAGAGGTAACGGCGACGGTAGATGCTAACACCGGAACACCATCCGTGACAGTCACGCCGGGCGGCACGGCTCAGGCAAGGACGTTTGCCTTCGCATTTAAAAATCTAAAAGGCGCGAAGGGGGATAAGGGTGATACGGGAGCCACTGGCGCAGACGGGCAGGACGGTGCAACGGGCCCTGCTGGCAAGAATGCGCCGACGATTACGGGCTGCACGATTAACGTTACCGGAACAGTTATTTCGGGCCAACTTACAATGTCAGAAGGCGAGCCCATCGCTATTACCGGAACGTATACGGCCGGCGCATAGCGGAGAGGGGGGAGAAAAACTATGACATTGGATGAACTAATTGTGGCATTGGAAATTGCAGAGGATAAAAAAGGGGAGGCCGGAAACATTGTTAAAAAATTTTTAGATGAGGCATATGTACCCAAGTCCCGGTATGATAACGTCGAGGAAGAAAAGAAGACATTGCAGGCGACGATTTCCGAGAGGGATAAGCAGCTGGTTGAGTTAAAGAAAAATGCCGGCGACAACGAAGACCTCAAGAAACAGATCAGGGACTTGCAGGACGCTAATAAAGCGGCCAAGACAGAATACGATGAGAAAATGAAAGATATGCGCCTTTCGACGGCTATTCAGATTGCCATCGCCGCCGATGCGCAGGACGTCGGTATTGTGTCGGGGTTGTTTGACAAATCTAAGCTGATTCTCGGCGACGACGGGAAGGTCACGGGCCTCGACGAGCAGCTTACGGCCTTGAAAAAGGATAAGCCTTTTCTGTTTAAGGACGGCAAGCCGAAGGGCAAAGGATATGAACCGAACGGCGGTGGTGGGCCGTTGGATAAGAATCCATTTGCGAAAGAAACCTTTAACCTGACGGAACAGGGAAAAATTTTACGTGAGAACCCGGAACAGGCCCGCGCGCTTGCCGCGGCTGCCGGCGTAACGATTTAAAGGAGGAATGATTTGTTATGGCAGGAACTACATTAACTGATGTGATTGTACCGGAACTTTTTACGCCGTACGTTGTTAAGCGTACCATGGAGCTTTCGGCCTTATTTCAGAGCGGTATCGTAACGAATAACGCCGAATTTGACCGTCTGGCCAGCGAGGCAGCACCGATTCACAACATGCCGTTTTTCGAGGATTTGACGGGCGATTCGGAAGCCGTCATCGAAGGGAACGACCTGACGGCGAATAAAATTACGTCGAACAAGGATGTATCTGTCACGCTCCGCCGGGCCATGATGTGGAGTGCGACAGATTTGTCGGCATCCCTTGCCGGCAGCGACCCTATGGCGGCTATCGGTGACTTGGCGGCCGGTTTCTGGGCGCGGGATATGCAAAAAGAATTGATTAACTTGTTGACTGGGGTATTTGCCGCCAGTACGATGGCTAATCACGTATTAGATGTGTCGGCGGCAGAGGGTGCAGGGGCTAATATCAGCGCGTCCGTATTTATCGATGCGCTGCAGAAGCTTGGCGACGCCCAAGGGAACCTGACAGCCGTTGTCATGCATAGCGCGACGAAATCGTATCTCAAAAAGCAGAACCTTATCACGACAGAACGGGACAGCACGAGCGTTGAATTTGAAGCTTACCAGGGCCGCCGTGTCATCGTCGACGACGGCTGCCCCGTATCTGGCGGAGTGTATACGACATATTTGTTCGGCCAGGGAGCTATTGCTTTAGGTAACGGTAATCCCGTAGGTTTTGTGGCAACGGAAGTGGACCGCGATAAGAAGAAAGGTTCTGGTGTCGATTACCTGATCAACCGCCGTACGTTTATCCTCCACCCGCGTGGCATCGCCTACCAGAAGGCGTCGCAGGCGAACGTAGAAACGCCGACCCGTGAAGAATTGGCAAAAGCCACGAACTGGAAACGTGTCTATGAAGATAAGGCGATTCGCTTAGTTGCCATTAAGCATAAAATCGGTACGTAAGGAGTGACGGCATATGGACAGCGAAGCCTATTGGGCGCAGCGGGCCGAAGAACGCGAACAATACTGGCACAAGAAATGTCAGGAAACTATCGAACGGGAACTGGCTAGCTACTACCGGGCTTCGCTGGGCCATATCCAGACGGAGATTGCCGCTTTGTACGGTCGGTTTGCCGTCGATAACGAGCTGACCATAGCAGAAGCCCGGAAGCTGCTGAAAGGAAACGAGTTCCGGCAGTGGCGCATGGACATAAAAGAGTACGTTAAGAAAATCGAAGCGACAGGCGACAAAGGCCTGGAGCGGGAGCTGAACGTGCTGGCTATGCGCAGCCGTATCAGCCGCCTGGACAAGCTGTACAGCGAGACGCTGGTGGAACTGGACAAGCTGGGGCGTAAGGTTTCCAAAGACATGAAGTCGTTTTTGACGGACGCCTATAAAGACAATTACTATCACGGCCTGTATGACATTGCCAAGGCCGGAGAACTGCAAAACGCCGTATCTAAGGTCGATTCTAAAGCGCTGGAAGACGTGCTGCGGACGCGGTGGAGCGGTAAAAACTACAGCGAACGTATCTGGAAAAACCAGAAGCTGCTGGCGCAGACCATCAAAGCTGAAATGATGACGGCTGTCCATCGCGGCGAAAGCGTCGAAAAAATATCGAAGCGGGTCGCTAAGCGCATGGACGTCGGCATCAGCAACACCCGTCGCCTGGTGCGAACAGAGCTGAATTTTGTCAATAATCAGGCGGCTTTTGAAAGCATCGAAGATGCTGGCATGAAGTATTACCGTTTTATTGCGACCCTCGACCGCAGGACGTCGGATAAATGCCGCAGCATGGACGGCGAAGTATTCTTTTTGAAAGACATGGAGTACGGCGTGAATATTCCACCGCTGCACCCGAACTGCCGCTCTACCATCGCCGGCAGCCTGTACGGGCCGAATAAGATGAAGACGGGGACGCGGGCGGCGCGAGACGAGGGCGGAAAAACGGTCTACGTTCCGGCAGATATGACGTATGCAGACTGGACGGCTGTATATGTCGATAAGTCGAAGACCTTGGAAGAGTGGCTGAAAGATCACCCATCTGAGACAACAAAAGGAAAAGATGATATAATTAAAAATATAATAGGATTGCGGAATACGTATCAACAGCAACTAAGTGCTGGTACAGAGGTAAAAGACAGAGAGATCACTATAAAAGAAGCGGGATCTGAAGTTATCAAGCTTTTGGATACGAAAGAATTGCGATCCATTACGCAAGAATTAAATCGGCAGGTTGAAACTCGAAAAGCATATTATAACAACTGGCTGAATGCTAAAACTAAAGAGGAAAAACAGAAATGGGCGCACGAGCATAATACTATGCTGAAAAGTTGGAAAGCGCTAAAAGCTGACTACACTTTTAAATGCGCTGATTTGGTAAAATCGGTGCTTGAAAAATTTATTGAAATCGGCCCCGGGGATGCGCCAATAAAGGAACATCTGTATGGTGGAAGGGCTAAAATGGCAAAATATGTGTTAGATGCATACAGTTATTACCCCCGAAAATGGGTCAATGAATCCATTCGTGCAGGTAAGATTCATGTCAAATCGGTGAAGCGAGGCTATTATGATGGCGAAACCATTGCCTTGTCAGGCGATGGAGATTATGAAACGTTTAGGACATGTGTGCACGAATTAGGCCATCGGATGGAAGACGTGATTTTACGCATTCTGGAGCAGGAAAAAGCATTTTACGATCGGCGTACTGATGGAGAATCTTTGGTGTGGTTGGGTGAAATTACTGGAAATCCTAACTATCGAAAAAGTGAGATGACAAGACCCGATAAGTTTCTCAATCCATATATGGGAAAAGATTATCACGGTACTGCATATGAACTTGTGTCTATGGGGGTTGAATTAGCATATACCGATACTGTTAAATTGCTTGATGATGAAGATATGGCCGAGTGGATTTTTGGAATGCTAGCGGTTGTATAGTAAGAAGGTGGTATGATGAGGCGGATTGTAGCAGATGGCATAAAACAAGGCAAAAAATATCATGTCATATGTGAAGAAAACGAACCAGGTAATATAGCGATTACGTTTAATGGGCAAGCAGATGAAGATTTGCAGACTCAGTTGTATATGAGTATTTTTGAAAGCGTAGCTCCAGAGCCGGTAAGAGAATATACAAGTGAATCTATGGAAGGTTACGAAAATGCTCTTGGTACTATATTTTTTGATGAATTACTGGGCATGAAAACCGAAGGAATGGAAGATGGTGCACCTGAAGCGGCGAGGTTTTAAATATTATGCGGTCGCGGAACATTAGGAGGTGTGGCATATGCCGGGGAATGTAACAGGTCCGTTTATGTGTGGATGCACGCCGCCGGATTATAAGTATTGCCCGACGTGTGTATTTGCAGAGGGAAAACCCCTGTTAGGAATATGTATGATGTACCCGGCGGTATGGCGATGAAGCCTAACCATGTATATGAAGGCGGGCCATGCGAATGGTATATGAAAGCGGAATAAAAAGCACTCACAATATGGTGGGTGCTTTTTTCGTGCCCGAAAGGAGGGCGACATGAAAT